AAAGTTGGATCATGCGGAAATTATTCTGTGTGAATGATGAGATGTTGGAGGAAATTGAAGCCGAATGCGCGATACGTGACGCCATTCGCATGAATATGATTAACCATAGTGCCGGCAGCGGTCGGGATGCCATCACCCAGGCAATGAGTGAGGTGTTCACTGCGACACAATACGATATGGCAAATATCAAAAACGAGCTTGAAGCTCAGAATGTGGATGAAGATGGACAGCACACCGTGGGTGTAGAGGCGTGCCCTGTAGTTGAAATCAAGTTCGGTGATTTCGATGCTGTCATTGCATTCAATGAACCGGTTGTTGTTAAGTGCAATGAGGTTAAAGAGGCACGTGTAGTGCCCAAATTTGCAGCTGCAGTGGTGTTAGCCATGCGCGCAAAGTTTGGTAAGTTACATCCTAGTGAAGCAAATAGATTGCTAATTGAGCGGGAGTATCTTAAGGTGTGTCGCGATGTCAACGTGCGTAATGTTGACATTGAAATGCACCGTCAATTTGTCGTGAATGCTTTCTTTACCGAAGGCGTAACTGACCAATTGGCAACTGTCCGTGTTCGGCTCCCTAAATGGTTGCGTGAAGCGTTTGGCCCTGTGCCGATCGCGCCACCAACCATCTGTTGAGGGGGCCCGCGTACGGTGTATGGATCCAACACTTCTGTCGATGAAGAATTAGTTACTAGAGTATTAACTGAGAAGGTTGGAAAGTTGTGCATATACCGGAACGGGCTACCACCACAAATTCGTAAGTATAGCGTCCTTACGAATTTTGGCCTAAATCACAACTTAGGTGTTTTCAATAACGGCGTAGACGCGATTGCTAGGGCTTTAACCGAACGATATTTCTTTTGTAAGGACAAAAATGGTCCAGGGTTTAGGAATATAATTGAGCCTATCAATCGTGCATTTAACAACCACAATTTTAAAAGGTTTCGAGATCGTGTTCTAAATGGCATGGACAAGTTGCCCCGTTTGAGCCGTCAGCAAGTCGTTGACCGCTATACCGGTAACAAGAAACGCGTGTACACTGATGCAATGCATTCACTGTGCAGGTTGCCATTGAACGAAAGAGATTCACATTTAAATATGTTTGTTAAATTTGAAAAACAAGACTTGAACAAAGCCCCACGAGGTATTAATCCACGCGATCCACGCATGAATTTAGAACTAGGGAGATACCTCAAACATGCAGAAAAGCCGTTTTTCAAGGCAATCAATAAAGCATTTGATAGTGTGACTGAGCACACTGTTATTAAGGGACTTAATGCAAACGACTCAGCAAGTATTTTGTGGCAGAAGTGGTCAAGGTTCAAGGAACCAGTGGCCGTAGGATTGGATGCTGAAAAGTTTGATGCGCACGTGAGTGTACAGGCTTTGCAGTACGAGCATAGTTTTTACAAAGGTTTGTATCCTGGAGCAAAAGTTCTAGAAACTATGTTGGGTTGGCAACTCAAGAATAAAGGGAAAGCATATGCAAGAGATGGGTACGTGAAATTTGCGATAGACGGCACACGATCATCAGGAGATCTAAATACTAGTTTAGGTAATTGTTTGATCATGTGTGGTGCTATTTACGCTTACGCTGCTCAGCGCCAGGTTGTGGTCGAATTGGCCAATAACGGTGATGATTGTGTTGTTTTTATGGAAAAAGCGGACCTTAATAGGTTCCTCACTAGCCTTGGACCATGGTTTAGGGATAGGGGGTTTAGCATGGTTGCCGAAGAACCCGTCTGCATCTTTGAAGATGTTGAATTCTGTCAAACAAAACCTGTATCTGTTAATGGTGCATGGCGTATGGTGCGTAACCATAATGCTGTTCTTAAGAAAGATACCATGTGTTTAATATCAATCCAAAATGATGATACGTATAGGAAGTGGTTGCATGCCGTTGGCACTGGAGGTTCAATACTCAATGCCGGTGTGCCTGTACAAAGCGCGTTCTATGCTGCATACTTGAAACATGGTATCACATGTTCACAGGGTATGATGGATCACATTAACAAGAACACAAGTTTGCAAACCCGTATACATGGTATGCGGGATGATGGTAGCACACCCATCACACCACAATCTAGAGTTTCGTATTACTACGCATTTGGTGTGCTACCTGATGTTCAAGTGGAAATTGAAAAGTACTACCACACGTCAATCATTGGGAAATGGGACGATTGTCCCATTGCACGTGAGTACTTAGAGAATGAGCCAGGAATAAAAATTATAGACAATGAAATATCATGGTAATTATTGCGGGCCCGACTGGTCTGCTGGCAAGCATCAAGGAAGTGTGATCAGCGATCTACCTGGAATTGATGAATTTGACGAGACATGTCGTCAGCATGATGCTGCATATGCCCTGCATACTGATCTGCAAGCCGCAGATGGTGTGTTTTACGATCGGAATATTGGTCGTGGGCTTAAGCGCAGTGCTGCTGCTGTGGCCGTCAAAGTGCAGCAACTAGTGTATGGGTCCTCCAGGAATAAAATTAACAACAATTTTACTATGACTAAACAAAACAATTTACGTGGCAATAATGCCAAACCTGCTCCATTGAAAAGCAAACAACAACAACAACAGCAAACTG